AGTAGTTGACATTAGCGATTACAAGAAAGATGAATGATACCTATCTCGGTAACTCAAATATAAAAAGAGATGGAGTTATTCATAATTATTCTGGAAACGAAATATTAGAATACTCTAAGTGCTTAAAAGATCCTGGATACTTTGCAACTCAGTATTGTAAGATTATTCATGTTGATTATGGATTGGTTCCCTTTGAACTGTATCCTTATCAAGAGCAAATGTTTAATCATTTTAATGACAATAGATTTAGTATTGTTCTTGCATGTCGTCAATCAGGCAAATCAATATCTTCAGTTGCTTATCTTCTCTGGTATGCTGTCTTTCATCCAGAAAAGGTAATTGCTATATTGGCTAACAAAGGAGCAACAGCTCAAGAGATGCTTGGGAGAGTAACGCTCATGTTAGAGCATTTGCCGTTTTTCTTACAGCCTGGGTGTAAAGCATTAAACAAGAGATCTATAGAATTTTCTAATAACAGTCGAATAGTATCAGCAGCTACATCAGGATCTTCAATTCGTGGTATGTCTGTAAACCTTTTGTATTTAGACGAATTTGCATTTGTAGAGAATGCAGCTGAGTTTTATACATCAACCTATCCAGTTATTTCTTCTGGTAAAGATACAAAGGTAGTTATCACCTCTACAGCTAATGGTATTGGTAATCAATTTGAAAGGATATGGACAGGTGCAGTACAAGAGGTAAATGAATATAAATCATTTAGAGTTGATTGGTGGGATGTTCCTGGAAGAGATGAAGAATGGAAGACTCAAACTGTAGCTAATACAAGTCAATTACAGTTCGATCAAGAGTTTGGCAATACGTTCTTTGGAACTGGTGATACTCTTATCAATGCCGAAACTTTAATGGGGTTTAGAGCTGAGCCTCCTTTAAAATTAATAGAAGGTAACAGCGTCTGGATCTATAAAGAACCAGAAAAAGATCATCAGTATGTGATGACTGTAGATGTTTCAAAAGGAAGAGGACAGGACTTTTCTACTTTTAATGTAATCGATATTAGCACTAGACCTTTTAAACAGGTGGCTGTGTATCGCAATAATCTTATCTCTCCATTACTCTTCCCTAATATTATTTATAAATATGCAAAAGTCTACAATGAAGCTTGGGTGGTTGTAGAGTCAAATGATCAAGGGACTTTAGTGTGTAATGGATTATATTATGATTTAGAGTATGAAAATATGTTTATTGAATCAGCAGTAAAGTCAAATAGACTAGGAGTTGAAATTACTAGAAAGACTAAGCGCATTGGTTGCTCAGGTATTAAAGATCTTCTAGAAGAAAAAAAGTTAGAAATAGTTGATCAGAATACTATTTTAGAATGTAGTACATTTATATCTAAAGGTCAATCATATGAAGCGTCAGATGGTAATCATGATGATTTAATGATGAACTTAGTAATGTTTGGATATTTTGCTACAGGTAATTATTTTTCTCAATTAACTGATGTAAATATTAAAACCATGATGTTTGAACAGCAAATGAAAGCTATAGAAGAAGATGTGCTTCCGTTTGGTTTTATTGATGATGGTATAGCTGCAGCAGAACATGAAGAACAACAAGATGAGTGGAATACTAAAAGATGGGTCGAAGATTGGGGCGCAGCTTACTAAATAATAAGAATTATAAATACTGGTAATTGAACATCCGTATTATGATAACATATAATTCGATTACTGGAAAAGGAATTAAAAATGGCGATAGGCGTACCTTCCGAATCTCCAGCTATAGTTGTTAAGGAAGTAGATCTTACAGGCGGTGTGCCTAATGTACAATCTACTACTGGCGCATTTGCTGGTGAATTCCGCTGGGGTCCTTGCGAGGAGGCTGTATTAGTAGACAACGAAGCTACTCTTGCCTCAACGTTTGGAGCTCCGGACGATGCTTTCTCTGTAGATTTTCATACAGCAGCAAGCTTCTTAAAATACTCAAGTTCACTACAGGTTTCGAGAGCAGTTGATACTGCGGCTAGAAACGCAGCAGCTGATTCAGCTGGTGGAGCTGTACTGATCAAAAACAATAATGCGTGGGACAATGGAACCTGGTATGGCTCTGCATTTGCAAAACATCCAGGTTCATTAGGAAATTCTCTAAAAATGCAAGTTGCAGGTCCAATTACATGGACAACATCAGCTGCTGCGTTTACAAATCAATTTGACGCAGCTCCAACAGGCAATGAACGTCATATTCTTGTAACAGATGAAGATGGAGTAATTACAGGTACTGCCGGTACTGTGCTTGAAAGATACTCTTTTGTATCTAGCTCATCTTCAGCTACAAACGCTGACGGGTCAACTAACTATGAAAAGAATGTAATTAACCGAGGCTCTAACTATGTAAGAGTAAACTCTGCTTTAGATTCTAATGCATCGTTGTCTTTTGCTGGAGGAGTTGAGACAACTGTAACCACTTCTGAGTCATTGTTAGCTCTTGATGCATTTAACGATAAAGATACTATCTCTGTTGACTTTATGATTGCGCCAGGTTATGCTTCAGCTTCTGATCAAGAAATTGTAGTAGATGATATGGTTGTTACAGCAGGTACAACTCGTAAAGATTGTGTTGTAGTAACATCTCCTGCTAGCGCTTCTGTTGTAGGAAATGCAGATCCTGTTACAGCTACTATTGCTGATGTAGCAGATTACACATATAGCTCTTATCTCTTTGTAGATAATAACTGGTTAAAAGTGTATGATAAGTTTAACGACAAATATATTAATATACCTGCAGCAGGATCTACTGCTGGAATTATGGCAGCATCTGATGCAGAAGCTGCTCCGTGGTTCTCTCCTGCAGGTTCTCGACGCGGAGCATACTTAGGGGTTACCTCTTTAGCTTACACTCCAACTAAAGCACAAAGAGATACTCTATATAAAGCAGGTATTAACCCGATAGCAAATTTACCAGGACAAGGCATCTTGTTGTATGGTGATAAAACACATATGAATAGACCAAGTGCATTTGATCGTATTAATGTACGCCGTCTCTTTAATGTGGTAGAAAGAGCAGTTGCTTTAGCAGCTAGAAACACATTGTTTGAATTAAACGATGAGTTTACTAGAGCTGAGTTTGTAAACATCGTAGAGCCATTCTTAAGAGAGATTAAGGGTCGTAGAGGTATTACAGACTTTAGAGTTGTATGTGACGACACAAACAACACAGCAGCAGTTATTGATAGAAACGAGTTCATAGCGAACCTCTTTATTAAACCTGCACGCTCTATTAACTACATCACTCTCAACTTTGTGGCTGTTAGATCTGGTGTAGACTTCGAAGAAGTCGCTGGATTACAGGTATAAGGAGATAGAAGATGGCAGTATTAGGCGTCGATGATTTTAAAGCAAAACTACGTGGAGGTGGAGCTCGTCCTAATTTATTTAAGGCGACAATAAACTTTCCAGGTTATGCTAATGGCGATGTAGAATTAACATCGTTCTTGTGTGAAGCAGCTCAGTTGCCTGCTTCTACAATGGGTACAATTATTGTTCCTTTCCGTGGTCGTCAGTTAAAAATGGCAGGTGATCGTACATTTGATGTATGGACACCAACCATTATTAACGATACAGACTTCAATGTTCGTGACTCAATGGAGCGTTGGATGAACGGTATGAATGCACATAGTGCAAATACTGGTTTAACCAACCCTGTTGATTACGAAGCAGACCTTGTTGTAGATCAACTTGATAAGGACGGATCTACAATTAAGTCATATAACTTTAGAGGTTGTTTCCCAACAGCAGTTTCTCCAATCGATCTAGCTTATGGGTTAGAAAACGAGATTGAAAGATTCTCTGTAGAATTCCAAGTACAATACTGGGAAGCTGGAACTACTTCTTAACTCGATAAATAGTTAGAGGGGCTGTAATGGCCCCTCACAACTTAATTTAGGAATTACTATGGCTGATAACGAAGGCATTAGATTATTTGGTTTTGAGATAAAACGAGCTAAAGATAGAAATGCAGAGAAAATGCAATCTATTGTACCTCCTGTTGATCAGGATGGAGCTGGCTATGTTACAGCAGCCGGCGCTCATTATGGCACCTATGTAAACTTAGGTGAAGGTGATCATGCCAAAGATAACTTACAAAATATTAGACAATATAGAGCTGTTGCAACTCACCCAGAAGTAGACGCAGCAGTAGAAGATATTGTAAACGAATCAATTACAGCTAGTGAAAATGAATCACCTGTATCACTTATTTTAGATCATGTAGAAGGACTTAGCGATCAACTTAAAAAGGTTATGACAGATGAATTTGATAATTTATGCTCTATGCTTAAATTTACAGAATTAGGTCATGATGTTTTTAGAAGGTGGTATATTGATGGACGCATTTACCATCATTTAGTAGTTGATGAAAAGAATTTAAAAGCTGGTATTCAAGAGATTAGACCTATAGATGCTACTAAGGTTCGTAAAGTAAAAGAAATAAAAAAGAAAAAAGATCCTGCTACTGGAGCATCCTTAGTAGAGAATGTAAATGAGTTTTACATTTATCAAGAAAAACCAGGTGGTATGAATCAAGGTATTAAACTATCAAATGATTCTGTATCTTATGTAACTTCTGGTTTATTAGATGTGGACCGCAAGAGAGTTGTATCTTATTTACACAAAGCTCTAAAACCTATTAACCAATTACGTATGATGGAAGACTCGCTAGTTATTTACAGGCTGGCTCGAGCACCTGAACGTAGAATTTTTTATATTGATGTAGGTAACTTGCCGAGAGGCAAAGCTGAAACATATATGAAAGATATTATGGCTCGTTACCGTAATAAATTAGTCTATGATGCAGATACCGGGAAGATTAGAGATGATCGCAAACATATGTCGATGCTTGAAGACTTTTGGCTCCCTCGTAGGGAAGGCGGTCGTGGAACAGAAATCTCTACACTTCCAGGCGGTGAAAATCTTGGACAAATCGACGACATCGTCTATTTTCAAAAGCGACTCTACAGATCGTTAAATGTTCCTATTAATAGATTAGAACAAGAAGCTCAGTTCTCTCTAGGCCGGTCTACAGAGATCAACAGAGACGAAGTTAAGTTTCAGAAGTTTATTGATCGTCTAAGAAAACGCTTCTCAATGTTGTTCACAGAGATTCTTAAAAAACAGCTCATAATGAAGCAAATTATTACTGAAGAAGATTGGAATAATTGGCAACAAGATATAATTATTGATTACGTAAGAGATAATCACTTTACTGAACTTAAAGATGCAGAGCTAATACAAAATAGATTACAAACTTTAGATAACATGCAGCAATATGTAGGAGAGTTTTTCTCTAAAGAATATGTTATGAAGAATGTATTACAATTAGATGATGATGCCATCAAAGAAATGAAAAAACAAATAGCAGCAGAGCAAGCTTCTGGTGAGATTGATAATGACGAAGAGGAGGAGCAAGAAGCGCCACCTGAACCTCAAGGTCAAAAACATAAGATAGATATCAATGTAAATAATGGAGATAGTAATGGAAGTTAAAGATTTTATTAACGATGTAGCTAATCAAGAGTTTGGTAAAGCTGGACCTACGTTCGTAGAGATTATGAAAACTAAAATGGACGATGCTTTAGAGCAAGAGAAAATCTCTGTTGCTGGAGAGATGTTCGGACAGACTAGTGATGAAGATGAGGAAAGCGATGTTGAAGATGATGATATTACTGATGAAGAAATTGAAGCAGAACTTGAGGATAAAGCAGAACTTGAGGATGAATTAGAAGATTAGTGTATAACATTGTAAATTATGGTCCTGAGTGTTTGGTTGTAGATGATTTTCTGTCATGTTCTGATTGGGATAAAATATATAATCAAGTTCAGGTTGATCAGTGGTTAAAGGTAGATAAGTCTAGCGATAAATATTGGCATTTAACTGATGGTGATGCATATAAAACAAAGCGTATTCTGACTAAACAAAGACCATGTAAAAATAGTTATGATATATGGTTTCACAGATTAGATAGGTTTTTAAGTACTGATGTCGCTAAGAACTTTGTAGGTGAACATATGGGTTATAGCCTGAGAGCTTATGCTTACCCTGTTGGAGGCAAAAACCCTTGGCATGATGATATGGGAACATTAACTTATGCATACTATTTGCATAAGAGATGGCAAATAAACTGGGACGGTACTTTATTGGTAGTTCCTAAAGGTGAGGTAGAATACGCTCAAACTATGAAGTTAAATGATGAAACTGTTGGTCTTGATTCTTATTCGAATCAAAATACACCAATGGAGATGTTTGAGCAAGATAAAAAATATAAAGAGATTATGGAATATGGTAGAGGTTTTTTTGTAAGTCCTAAGCCAAATAGGTTAGTGATTATTAATAAGTATATTGTTCATGGTATTAATAGAGTTGATGCTGATGCTGGTGATAATATACGATTATCTCTCGGTGGTGCTATAATGCCAAAAGAATATTATGGACCACTCAAAATATAAATAATTATAAATAAAGTAAAGATAAAATGAAAAACTTTAAACATATTAGAGAAGCTATGAAAAAGGGAATGCCTCCTGGTGTTCATGTCTACGATAAAAGAATTAATCGTATTACCCTTATGATTCATAAAGAGAAGAACATGTTTGTTGTTTACATTGATGGCGAAAAGCTTGATGCCTATAAGACTCAGAAAGAAGCTGAGAAAATGGGTAAAGAGTTTATAAAGCAATATAAAGGTTAACTAGATGAAGCTAATTACAGAATATACTGAAACTGATGTTCAGTGCATTGTTGAGAAGAAAGAAGACGGCTCAAAGTCTCATGTCATTGAAGGCGTCTTTATGCAAGCTGAATCTAAAAATAGAAATGGTCGAGTATATCCTAAGGCAGTTATGGAATCTGCTGTTAAGAAATATGTCGATGAACAAGTTTCCAAGGACAGAGCGGTTGGTGAATTAAATCACCCTGATGGACCTACTGTTAACTTGGATAAAGTATCTCATAAGATCACAGA